AGTTTGGAGATGGTTATCAACAAAGAACAAGTTTTGGTTTAAATCAAGATCCAAAAGTTTGGAATCTTACATTTAATGTTGATAATGAGGATGCAGAGGAGATTGAAACATTTTTAGAGGCAAGAGGTAAAGATGGTGCATCCTTTGATTGGCAAGCACCTGATGAACCCTCTGCTCTTAAATGGATTTGTAGAAGTTTTAATAAAGAAGTTTTTTCTTTTGATCGTAATCGTATTACAGCTACATTTGAACAAGTATTTGAACCCTAATGGCAATACCAGTTTCCGCATTACAATCAATAAATCCTGGCTCGATTATTGAACTATTTACTATTCAGTTAAGTACTGCACTACATGGTTCTAACACTTTGTATCGTTTTCATAATGGTGCAAATCTAAATGCGAATGGAGAAGTGGTTTGGGCTGGCAATTCATATTTAAGATTTCCTATTGAATGTACTGGATTTGAATTTGGTTCAACAGGTACTTTACCTAGACCAAAAATCTCAATAAGCAATATTTTTGGAACGATGACTGCGATAATGCAGGATGTTAATACAACCACAATAGGTAATGATTTGAACGGTGCAAAGTTTACAAGAATTAGAACATTAGCACGTTTTTTAGATGCTGTTAATTTTGCTCCTACAACCACAACAACGACTTCAACTTCAACAGTAGCAGATCCTTCTGATGGTGAAACTGTTACCTATACCGTCACTGTTCAAAATGTCGGTGGTGTCAATATATTTCTGCTAAATGGTGTAAATAATCCTGTTATTACAATGAAAAGAGGTTCTACTTATATTTTTGACCAATCAGATTCTTCAAATAGCGGACACCCACTTAGAATAAAACGAAATTCAGGTGCATCTTATTCGACAGGAGTTACTGTTGCTGGAACGCAAGGATCTGCTGGTAGCTCTGTAACTTTTCAGCCTCCATATCCAGACGCACCATCAGATTTAAGATATTACTGTACTGTTCATGGCAATGCAATGGGTAATACGATTACAATGAATGATCCCAACACTATCCAACAACAATCAACATCTTCGTCTAGTGCTCAAGTTAATCCATTTGGAACACCAGATCCTACAGCAGAGTTCCCACAGGAGATTTATTTCTTGGATCGTAAAGTTACTGAAAATAGAGATGTAGTTACATGGGAAGCTCAATCTGCTCTTGACTTAGTAAATGTAAAGTTACCAAAAAGAATTGCGACTAAAGATATTTTCCCTGGTATTGGAGCATTTTTAGGATGAGTTGGAAAGATATTGCATTAGAACACGCACAGAAAGATTCACCACAGGAAGTATGCGGTTTATTGACTATCTATAAAGGCAAAGAAAAATATTATCCTTGTAAAAATATTGCGGAAGAACAGGGAGAACATTTTATTTTAGATCCTGATGATTGGATGAAAGCTGAAGATGAAGGTGAAGTGATAGCAGTAATACATAGCCATCCAAATCATCCACCATATCCAAGCGAAGCTGATCTAGCTAGTTGCGAGTATTTAGATTTACCTTTTTATATTGTCACTCCAGAAACAAAGCAATGGCATCACTTCAAACCTTCTGGTTATAAGAAAGGATTGATTGGTAGAGAATGGGTTTGGGGTGTGCAAGATTGTTGGAGTTTGATACATGATTGGTATGAAGAAAAGAAAAATATTAAGTTAAAACATTGGGATAGACCAAAAAGCCCAAAAGAATTTTCAAAAAATCCATTATTTGAACACGGTTTACCTTTGACTGGTTTTATTGAATTAGAAGATACGGTAGATTTAAAACAAGGTGATGTTCTTCTTATGGACACAACAAATACAGGAAGATTAGATCATGTGGCTTTGTATTTAGGTAATCAAACTATTCTTCAACATTGTGTGAAAAGACTTAGCTGTAGAGAACTTTACGATCAAGACCATATAGACTGTACAAAGAAGAGGTATCGCTATGCTCAGTAAAATAAAAGTTTATGGTAGATTAGCTCGATTCTTAGGGGAATGTACTTTTGAAGCTGAAATATCATCTCCCACAGATGCTTTTAGATTTTTACTGGCAAACTTTCCTAGTTTAGAATCTCACATGATGGAGCAAAACTATTGCGTAAAAGTAGGAGATTATGAGATAAGTGAGACTGAATTAGATACTCCAACAGGAAGTCAGGAAATAAAAATCGTTCCAGTGATTATAGGAGCAAAAAAAGGATTAGGAAGATTTTTGTTAGGTGCAGTTCTTATTGGTGCTGTCGTTTTTACTGGAGGATTAGGTACAACAGCAGCTTTTAAGGGTTTAAGTTTTGCAGCAGGAGGAGGTGGAATTGGTGCAAGTTTAGTAGCAGCAGCAGGAAATTTAGGTATATATCTAGCTTTATCAGGTGCAGCAGAAATGATAAGTCCTACACCTAGTCCTGATAGTGCTTCTGACGATCCAGCTAGTTTTACATTTAATGGAATACAGAATACGATAAGGGCTGGTGTTGCTATACCAGTTGTATATGGTGAAATATTTACTGGATCGCTTGTCGTATCAGGCGGTATTGATACTGATGATTTCTCAGGTTAATTATGTTTAAAGTTGCTGAAATACATCCTGGAGCAGGACGAAAAGAAATTCAACTAAACCCTTTCAAATGGTTTGGTGGTGGTGGTGGTGGTGGCACAGCAATAATTACGTTGGGTTCTCTACGAAGTAAGCAAGCATTAAATCTTGTTGAAGCTATAAGTGAAGGAGAAATTGAAGGTTTCCCGTCAGCAGCAGGATTAACAAAAGGAACTGCTGCTTATAATAAGGCAGCCTTAAAAGATATATTCTTAAGCTCAACTCCGATTGTCAAACCAAGTGCGAATCCTAATAATATTTTGGATTCTGATTTTAATTTTACAGGAGTCAAGTTTGAACCTCGTTTTGGAACATCAAATCAAACTTTTATAAAAGCTATAAGTGCTATTGAAAATGAAGAAGCTGTAGGAGCGAAAGTTACTAACGCTGCACCTGTAACAAGAACTATAACTGATTCTAATATTGACGCTATCAGAGTCACAGTTCGTTTTGACGCATTGATTAATATAAATGAAAAAGATGGAAAAAATTTAGGAACTACTGTTGATATATTTATATTGATTACTGAGAATGATGGAACTGTAACTCGTTTTGATAAGAATACAAGTAGTGAGACAATTTCTTTTCAGGGCGGTCTTTTTGGGATTTTGCCTATGAGTCGATCTACGTTTACCATCAGTGGTAAATCAAGAAACGCATATAGCAGGGATTTTTTAATAACGATCAAAGATAATATGTCTTTCCCTATTCAAGTAACGGTTGGAAGGGCTTCTGGTGATACTGATAATGAAAGGATAACAGATACTTTTTCATGGTCATCATTTACAAAGATAATAGATGAACAAAGACCTTACCCAGATATAGCTCATACCTATTTACGTTTTGATGCCGAACAGTTTCCAAGTATTCCAGATCGTATGTATCGGATTCGTGGAGTAAAGGTTAAAATTCCACACAATGCAACTGTAGATCAAACGAATGGAAGATTAACTTATAGTGGCACATTCAATGGAACGCTTACTACAACAAAGCATTGGTGTTCTGATCCAGCGTGGATTTTATTTAACTTATTAACAGAGTCTCGTTTTGGGTTAGGAGATCATATAACAGAATCGCAATTAGATAAATTTGCTTTTTATAGTGCCTCTGTCTATTCTTCTGAATTAGTTGATGATGGAGATGGAGGGCAAGAACCTAGATTTAGCTGTAATGTAGTTCTTCGGCAAAGAGGAGATGCTTTCAAAACAGTTATGTCTCTAAGTTCTGTAATGAGAGGTATGACATTTTGGAGTGCAGGATCTCTTACTCTTACACAAGATCGACCTACAGATGCCAGCTATTTATTTAATCTATCAAATGTAACTGCCGAAGGTTTTGTGTATTCGGGAACGAGTTTGAAAACAAGATCTACTGTTGTTTCTGTCTCCTATTTTGACATGGAGAATCAAGAATTAAATTTTGAGACTGTTGAGGATACTGCTGCTAAGAATAAATACGGAATTATTCATAAAAAAGTTACTGGTTTTGCTTGTTCTTCACGAAATCAAGCTAGAAGATTAGGAAGATTTATTCTTTTTGAAGAGCAAAATTCTTCAGAAACTATTAGCTTTGCCACTGGATTAGCAGAAGGAGTAATTGTTAGACCAGGACAGGTTATTGAAGTAAGTGATCCAGTAAGGGCAGGGCTTAGGAGAGGAGGCAGAATAAAATCTGCAACCAGTACATCTGTGACAGTAGATAATACTGATGCAACTGACTTAGATTCAACGAATAATCCAACTTTAAGTGTTGTGATGCCAGATGGATCAGTAGAAACCAAAAGTGTATCTTCAATTTCTGGTGCTGTTATAAATCTATCTTCTGCTTTCAGTGCTGCTCCAAATTCAAATAGCGTTTGGATTTTACAGAACACAACTTTACAAACTACACAATGGAGAGTTGTAGGAATAACTGAAGATAAAGATAGTTATGCAGTAACAGCAACAGCTTATAACGCAGGAAAATATGCTTTTATCGAAGATGGTTCTCCGTTACCTGTTCGTAATATTACTGTTTTAAATGAACTTGTTGATGCACCAGGGGGTGAAATCGTTGAGGAAGAATTTTTTACAGATGGTGCTACAGCAAGAACTAGATTAAATATAAGTTTTAATTCTGTCCCAAGAGCTATAGAGTACGAATTGAGGTATAGATTAGATAGTGGTAATTTTATAACTCTTAAATCAAGAAGTACTGATTTTGAAATACTAGATTCATTGCAAGGTATCTACGAGTTTGAATTATCCAGTTTAAACTCTTCGTTTGAACCTTCCGCACAACCTACAACTTTTTCATTTACTGCTTTTGGTAAAACTGCTATTCCAGGAGATGTAACTGGTCTGACAGCAGAACCTATTAGTGATAAATTAGTAAGACTTCGTTGGAATTTATCTACAGATTTAGATGTAACTCATGGTGGTCTTGTTTATGTGAGACACTCTACAAAAACAGATGGAACGGGTACATTTTCTAATGCCACTGATCTTATCCAAGCTTTAGCTGGTAATACGACAACTGCGGAAGTTCCTTATTTAGAAGGAGAATATATTCTTAAATTTCAAGATGATGGAGGTAGATTTAGTGCTGGTGAAGCAAGTGTTGTAATAGATCTACCTGACACAAATAATCTTGCACCTTTAATTGCATTAACTAGAAGAGAAGATTTAGACGTTCCAAAGTTTCAGGGAGTAAAGACTGATGTAGCTTTTGATGCTACAACGAACTCTTTAAACTTAGCTGGTGTTGGTCAGTTTGATGCCATAACTGATTTAGATGCAGTATCTTCTTTAGACGATGTGGGAGGTATTGCTCCATTAGGTACATATGAATTTGGAGGTTCTCCAGGAACTTCTTTCTTGGATTTAGGCGGTGTATTTAGTTTGGATCTAAAACGTCATTTTTTAACAGAAGCATTTTTCCCGTCAGACCAATTTGATTCAATTTCAGATATAGATGCCAGAGTTGATTTCGATGGCCTGACAGCAACTAAAGTTAATGCAGAAATGTTAGTTGCGGTAACTCAAGATAACCCTGCTTCTGGATCTCCTACTTATACAGGTTTTCAAACCTTTGCAAATGGAACATATAAAGGAAGAGGTTTTAAATTTAAGGTTAACTTAACAAGTAATGATCCTGACCAAGACATAAAGGTATTACAACTAGGTTATACAGCATCATTCCAAAGAAGAACTGAACAAAGCACAACAACTATTGCTTCTGGAGCAGGGGCTAAAGCTGTAACATTTACGGATTCTTTCTTTACGGGAACTTCTATTATTGGTGGAGTAAATTCAAATTTGCCTTCCATTGGTATAACTGCACAGAACATGGCTTCTGGAGATTTCTTTGAATTATCGAATATTAGCGGTACTGGATTTACTGTTCATTTTAAAAATTCATCAAATGCTTCGGTTGATAGGAATTTCACTTATCAAGCTGTCGGATTTGGTAAGGGGTGATAAAATAAAATAAAATATTGTAAAAATGGCAAGAGTCAATAGTACAACTAAAGAAACGAATAATAATTTTAATGTAGCCAATGGAACGGG